TGGTTTTGCATTATTGTATTAAAATAATTCAAAGCATTGTAATAGAGAGTATAGTTTACACCTGTATTATGAACGATTTGTTGAGCCATAGTTATTATAATTGTATACCACCGAAGTATTGGTTACTTTGGTCAGGATATATTTGAGTTTGATTTCCAACAGTCTGCAAGTATTGAGGTATGTTATTAGAATATGCAATTAAGTAATTCTGTAATCTCAATGCGTAGTAATCTGCGTTGTTTAGAGCTTTGTTTAAAAGATAATCAATTTCAGATTTAGCAGGTGCTATACCTTGTTCACTTTGTTGTTTAACTGCTCCATTTGATTTGAACTGAACAGAACTAAAAGGAATGTATTCAACACATGCATACCACAATAAAGTATATTTAATATGGTCATCCATTAAGTCTTGATAATAAGAACTTAAACTACCAAAAGTATTTGCAGTGATTTGTGCTTGTAAATAATCGAATAGAACAGTACCTAATAAATTCTTTAAGTATTTATCTTGTGCAGTTCTACAAAACGGCAATAAAGCATCTGCATCAATTGCACCTTGCAACGGAGAGTTCTTTATAATATCGTTTCTATTTATGAATAATGCGTATGACATATTTTTTATTTATATATTTCGTATTGTGAGTTGTTAACTTCCAACATTGAAAACTTTTCTGTTGGTAATGGTTCTATTGGTGTTTGGTCTGCTGCATCTTCAGTAGTTGCAGGATTTTCCATACTATCGTTAGTCTCATCTTCTACTTGTGCAATTGATTTACCAGTTTCTTCTGCCGTTTGAGATAGAATTACTAATGGAGTTAATTGTTCAAAGTATAATTCAGCATCTGTATATCCACCACAAGTTAATGCGTAATCTAAACTATTTAAGATAATGTTTTGAAAAGGTGCAATAGTCATCGTTTGTAAAATACTAAATGCAGTTTTCATTTCCTCTGATTGTGAACTAAAACCATTGTTCTTTGTTCTAATACCAAACAATAAAGGACTAGTTACTCTATGTGCAACTAATATTCTATCTTGTGTGTATTCTGCAACATAGTCGTATTTCTCATGTAAGTTTGTGATATCAATTACATCAATCGTTGGTTTAGTAGCAGGGTCATCATTAAACGATAACATAAATCTACCTGCGTTATCCGTACCTGTAAACTTAGCTTGAACTAAATCTTCAATAGTTTGTCTTTCTTCAGGTGCTGGAACTCCATTGTTGAAGTTTAACATTACTGCGGGTAAGAAACCATTAACAATATTATTAAAGTGTAAGTTACTTATCTCACCTTCGGCCATTGCTAATTGTAAAGCAGAAACCCAATCTGGTAAAGAGTAGTAGTAAAGACCTGGACAATAATGTTTAATGTAAAGTATTTCCATTTTCTCATTAGAAGTTTCAAATGCAGGTATTTTCTTTTTATCTTTAATCTTGCGTTGGTCATTCCAATCAGTACAATAATAATAATTTTCAATCATTGGTGATGAACCTAACTTCTCTGCTCTTAATAATTGAACAGGTACATGATACATCTTTTTAATCTTAGTATGTGTTTCATCCCAATAAACTTGGAATGCAGCATTACCATATAGTTTCAAATCAAAACTAACTCTTTTAACTTCCTCTTGTGGAATTATTTTCTGTAAAGTTTCATTGAATATTTCATTCTTAGAATATAAACCTTTACCAAATATTAAATCTGCAATACCTTCAATAGATGCTGCATTAGTTGTACTAACATTGAAAGCAGTAGTTACTGCATCAAAGAAATCGTCATTACCATACACGCCAAATGGAACGAATGGATAACGAGTTTTAGTATCTTCCTGTATAATTGGAAGAGAATTATTGTTTACATTGACTATTGAGAATTTTTGTTGTCCTTTCATATTAATCCATTATGATATATTTGTTCTCACTATCGTGGGAAACATATTGTGTATTTTGATTTTCGTATACCGATTTGTCTATTGATTGTGATGCGTATACTTGCCAACTACCATTCCAAATATCAATTGAGGCACTACCTGATTGATTGTATAGAGTTGCACGATACTCACTTCCTACACTCGCACTTTGAATACTTGCAGTGAATGCAAGAATACTTTCGTATGCAGAATAACTAACATTACTCATAGATGCAGTAAATGTATTTAATCCCATCATATCTTGCAAACTCATTGTAAACTGATTACTACCAGTTACCTGTGTTCTTATTGTGTATGAGTTAGATTGAGATATGTAATAGCTAAGCATTATCTTGTGTTTATATTATAATAACAATGAATTTCGTAATAATAGTTAAATAAAAAAACCCCACTCCGAAGAGTAGGGTCTAATATTTTAGTGTTTATACCGAATGATATTATGCAGATGCTCCGTAAACTACTGTGTAGTTTGCAGTTAATCCACCTAATGCATTTGCAGTAGTGCTTCCAGATAAGAATTGAGCAGGGAATTGTTCTTGTCCTGTGAAAGTTAAAGAGTATCCGTAAAGGTCTCCTAAAGCTCCACCAGTTTGAATTGTTCCACCGGTCATATCTGCACCTTCTTTTTTACCTACTAAGAATGCATCACCATTGTTAGTCCAAACGATTATTTGAGGTCTACCATAAGCCATAAGCTTTAATTGAGTCGTCATTTCGTTTGTTAACTTCTTTAAGTTTAGAGTTAATTCTTGTGAAAAGAATGTAGTTCCGTTCTCGCGAGAAGTGTTAACAGTTTCAGTATATGCACTAGTTCCTTTCAATTCGTAGTAATACAAAATTGAGCCAGATGGAACACCTGACAACAATCCAGAAGGAGTTGCTGTTTGAGCTGCTGTTTCTGTGAAAGAACCCGTCGTATAATTGATAAAGTAAACACCCTGTAAACCACCGATGCTTTCTTTACATACTTCGTCTCTTCCTAGAGTTAATGAACAAGGCATATATTTAATTTTTAAGTTTTGTTATTAAAAAAGGTGGGTGTTGAGACCCACCCTTTAATTATTTTTTTTAGTAAGCTCCGTAGTATACGATGTCTTGACCAATACCGAATTGAGTACCACCTGTGTATCTCATTACAATTCTGTAATTTTGAGAACCATCAATGTTAGCCATATCCAATACTTTTACTTCATTGTAGTCAGAAAGTAAACCTGTTCCGAAGAATAAGTTTGATTTTTGAGCTGCAACAATCTTAGAAGAACTCATACCTGGACACCATACAATCTCAATACCATTGAAGTTGAAAGGTTTTTCACCCACGTTCATTTGGTTGTTCCATCCGTTTGCACCGATAGCACCACCTGCTAAAGCTTGTTGGTATGCTTTAGCTACATCAGTAGCAACATACAACAATACATCAGGCTTACCATAAACTGTATCAGGAATAGTGTTTACAACTGAGTTTAATTTGTCTAACACGTTTGCTGCAGTTACACTACCAGAAACGATGATAGAACCACTCTTAGCTGCTAATACTGCTCCTGAACCACCTGCTGCGATTGAAGCAGAGAATGCTGTTTGGAAACCACCGAATTGTCCGTTAGTTGTGTTAACACCTTCCCAGATAGACTCTTCAGTTGCTTCTGCTACTTTACCACCTACATAAGAGATTAAGAAATCGTTGAAGTTCTTTGGAATTTCATCGAATGCAGAGAAACCTAATTGTAAAGCTTCCCAGCTATCTACGAATTCTTGCTTACATAATAGTAAGTTAACTTGTAACTCTTTTGGAGTCAATACTTGTTCAGTAATAGCAACGCTACCTGAAGTTGTGAAATCACATGAAGCATCTTGTACGATACCGCTCACGTCTAATTTTTGGATTACAGATTTGAACTTCACGTTTGGCATGATAGTTACAAGCTTCTTATCCAAAGTGTTTGCACTTAACAACGCTGCTGCGATGTATCCTGCTGCTGCCTCACCTGCGTAGGTAGTCGTAATGCTAGGAAGTGCGAAATTTTGTCTTGCTTTCATTTTTTTAATTTAATGATTTTAATAATTTATTTATAAAGTTTAGATAAGAAAGAAGATTGTGCGTCTTTTGATTTCTTACCATAATTTTTTCTATTTGTTTCAGATGAGAATTTTGTAGCTTCATCTGTTGGAGCACCATCTAATTTAGGTAACTCTTCTTCTTCCATTGCAACTTCTTCGTCAACCATAGAGTCAACTGGAGGCATCATAGCTTCTTCCATCTTCATCATCTTCTTTTCCATCTCTTCAATTCTGTAAGCCATATCTTCCATCATCTTACCTAAATCCATTTCAGGCTTCTTATCTTCAGGCTTTAATTCAGCATCTTCACTTTCAGGAAGTTTTTCTACTTCGTCAGTTTCTTCTGCTGCTTTAAGAGTTCCTTTTTCGATTTGACCAGGTACTTCTGCTACCTTATCATCTTCTGTGTAAGTTCCTGCTTGAGGAATATCTTTTACTTTTTCATCAGCCATTTCTACATTCTCTCTTTCAACTATTTTACCTTCTTCGGTTTTTACTTTGAACATAGTTTCATTACCTTCTGTATCTTTCAACATTAAGTCGTGCATACCATTTGGTGCTGGAGATTTAGTTCCATCTTCTGAAACTACGAATAGGTCTTCACCTACATCGAAAGTTTTACTTTCAACGATTGTTCCGTCTGCTAATTTAGCATAAGTTAATTCAACTTCATTTGCTGATAAAAACTCAACAATCTTATTTAATACTTTTTTTGCGTTCATATATTTTTAGTTTATATTGTAATAACAATGATTTTTTAATTTATAGTTATTTTTTGATTATTTAATTCCAACTCTATTCAAATAGAATTGTGCATTTTGATATATTTCTTGGTCTGATAATTGTCTATTATAATGTAAATACGCAACTATCCTTCCTAATCCTTTCCTATTACTAAGTTGTGGGTCAAAATTCAAATATATTGAACCAACTGCTGAATTACCTCTTATCCTAGTTGAGGTATTAGTTGATTTCAAAATATTATTAGTATATGTGATATGTTCGGCAATTCCATTGGTTGCGAAAGTATATACATTAGGAAATCTCATATATTGCTGCCAACCAGATTGTGGTTGGTCTAAACCTCCTATTGCTGATGCACTAGCTCCATTCCATAAAATAGGAAGCAAAGAATTGTTTGGAGAACTGAATTGCTGGGCCCATACAAATCCATCGGTGGCAGGTACAAATCCAGGCCATCCACCACCATCATTTACCCAGTTATTATTAGCATTTGCGTCAGTACCAGGTGTTACAATTGTTTGAACTGTAAATGATGCAGATAATCCTGCAGTGTATTGTAGTACACCTGTGTTAGCACTTATGTTCAAACATCCACCAAATGCAGTGGACCAGTTAACTGCTCCATTGATTGTTCCAGATACGGCAGATTGGCCAGGTGCTAGATTATTAAAAATAGTTCCCCCAGTGATACTTCCTGTTCCTTGTGTTGGTAAGAAACAACTAGTGTCACCAAAATCAAACCATGCATTTAATCCTTCTGTTATAACATTACCTTGTGCTACTGCTACTGATGTCAACATATTATTTTAAGTTTTTAACATTTGCTGCCATTAAATTGGTTGTATCAAATGAAATCATTGAAATTAAATCAATCGCCGAGCCTGTTGATGTTGCAACCATATCTAATCCACTTGGGA